TCGCTGTATTTTCTATTGCTGTTGTAGATGGCAGTAGTAACTATTCGTTCTTGCTACCAAAAGATGTAAACTTTATTAGAGAAGCGTATCCTGCCACAGCGACATCAGGTCTTCCTGTGTACTACTCTTTGTTTGATGGAGATAACTTTCTCATAGCTCCAACGCCAGATTCTGGATACACAGTGCAACTGCATTATTACTACGATCCACCATCAATAGTTACATCGTCCACCTCCTGGCTTGGAGATAATGCAGAGTCAACATTGTTATACGGAAGTTTAGTAGAAGCGGCTACGTTTATGAAGGGTGAACCAGACATAGTAGGGTTTTACAAAACACGATATGATGAAGCGTTAGAGGGATTACGTCAGTTAGCTGATGGCAGAAACAAAAGAGATAGTTATAGAAACGGTGAACCAAGGATAATGTAATGTTAATGGAACTACCCAAAACACCTATAGTTAATGTACACACGACAGAAAACAGAGGTTTTACACCAGAAGAGATAGCCAAGAGATGTGCCGATAAAATAGTAGAGGTAAGTGATACAGCCACACCAGAGATTAGAGAGCAAGCAAGAGCCTTCAAAGAACACCTAGAAAAACTTATAGCGTTTTATATGAAAGAAGCTATAAAATCAGACAGAACAACTATCTACAATGCTATCAAAGATGCAGGTCAAGAACAACTTGCAGAACATATAAGGAGACTATAATGGCTATAACACAGGCAATGTGTACGTCCTTTAAAAAAGAATTACTAGAGGGAAAGCACAATTTTCTAAACAGTGGGGGTAATACTTTTAAATTAGCCTTGTATACATCAAGTGCGAGTTTAGGTGAAGGAACCACAGCCTACACTACAAGTAATGAAGTATCAGGAACAAACTACACAGCAAAGGGTGGAACTTTAACAAGAGTAGACCCTAGCACATCAGGCACAACGGCTCTTACAGATTTTACTGATCTTACATTTAGCAATGTAACGCTAACAGCAAGAGGAGCGTTAATATTTAATGAAGACACTACTGGCGATACATCTGTATGCGTTTTAGATTTTGGAGCCGACAAATCGGCATCTTCTGGTGATTTTACCGTTGTATTCCCAACGGCTGACTCAAGCAATGCAATAATAAGGATAGCATAATGGCATTTGTAATAGCAGATAGAGTTCGTGAAACGACAACGACAACAGGCACAGGCACAATCACCTTGGCAGGTGCAGTTACAAACTTTGAGACTTTTACTGCTAATCTATCTAATTCTGATACAACCTATTATGCTATTGTTGATAATACAAATGGTGCTTTTGAGGTTGGTCTAGGAACATTCACATCCTCTGGTACAACTTTAGCACGATCTGTTATAGCGAGTTCCAACAGTAATAATTTGGTGGACTTTGGTGCAGGAACCAAGGATGTATTTATCACAGTGCCTGCAAGCAAGATTGTGGTTGAGGATGGTAGTAATAATGTTGCTATAGGAGGCACAGTTACAGCCACAGCTTTTAGTGGTAGTGGTGCAGCTCTTACAGGTGTTGATGTAGTAAACGATACGTCACCACAGCTTGGTGGTAATTTAGACTTAAATGGTAATGACATCGTTACTACCTCAAACGCAGACTTAGAATTAGCTCCAAACGGAACAGGACACGTTACTGTAAAGGGTAATACAAATCAGGGAGCTATACAGTTTAACTGTGAGAATAATAGTCATGGTCAGATAGTAACGGCAGCCCCTCATTCAGAGAGTGCTAATAATACACTAACTCTGCCTAGCACAGGTGGTGATGCTAGATTAGTATCAACCTCTTCTACGGCTACGCTAACAAACAAAACATTAACAGCCCCTGTTTTATCAGGTTCGTCATCAGCAGCAGGGTCAATACTGTTTAAGGAAGACACAGACAATGGTACAAACGCTGTAACATTAATCGGACCTGCGTCTACAACAGATGTAACAGTTACCTTGCCAAGTTCAGCAGGAACGGTAGCCTTAACATCGGACATACCAAGTGGAGGTATAAGTAGTGGTAATGTTGCAACATTCACATCAGGTGTAGCAGACAACGATTTTTTAAGAATAGATGGAACAGCCGTAGAGGGTAGATCAGCATCTGAGGTATTGTCAGATATAGGAGGTCAAGCATCTCTTACCTTTGGTATCTCTGATACAAATGCAGTTAAGATAGATAGTTCAAGTGTAGCTGACGATGAGTTTGCACGATTTACATCTAGTGGTCTAGAGAGCAGAAGTGCATCGGAAGTTAGATCAGATATAGGTCTGGGAACAGCAGCCACTTTAGCTGTGGGGATATCAAACACAAACGTAGCTCAGTTTGGCTCTGGTGTGGTTGATGATGATTTTCTTAGAGTTAACGGAACTACTATAGAAGGTAGAAGTGCATCAGAGGTTGCTGACGATATAGGGGCAGCCACTAAAGGATTTGC